TTGAGTTGGTAACATCATATACATAGGCTTTATGATTGTTTCCATGATAACAACCCGCCCACCCTTTCATGCGATATGTTCCTGCGCTTAGTGTTATTTGCTTTGAAGATAAACTAGCTCCTACAAGATTACTGAACTGAACAATGTTTAAGTCTCTTATATTAACTCCTGCAACCGCATCACCACCACCCGTAACCATTGGCTCTTGTTGTTGTACTATCATTAGCTGTGGACCTTGACCAATTAGGTTGGCTTTAGTAATTATAGGATAACGAATAATTACTATACCTGAACCACCAGCACCAGCGCGCGTTGTTGTAGGATAACCTGCACCACCACCGCCACCGCCAGTATTAACTGTTCCAGAATTAACAGCAGTAGATGCGCCCGTACCTGTTCCTCCACCACCTGCTCCACCTGCGCCACCAATAGCCGTTGAACCTCCATTCCCTCCACCACCGCCACCTGCGTAAGTAATCGCTGTACCAGAGAAGCTATTAGCTGTTCCTGCCCCGCCAGTGCCTCCTGCACCAGCAGTACCAGTGCCTCCTGCTGCACTAGCACCACCGCCACCACCCCCTCCTTGAGATGAAGCTACTGTACCCGCACCACCAGAATTTCCTTGACCAACCGTACCAGAGGCAGTAGTAGCCGTTGTAGCCCCGCCGCCAGACCCGCCCGCACCACCATCCACAGCACTAGTACCATGCGACCCATAACCGCCACCAACAGATGTAATAGTAGAGAAAACAGAATTAGTGCCTTGTGAACCTGAGACTGCTACACCATTACCACCTGCACCGCCCGCGCCAACAGTAACTGTAAGTCCTGTGGCTGCTACAGCAAAGTTAGTAGCTGTTCTAAAACCACCAGCACCACCGCCTGCTCCGCAATATCCCCCACCGCCACCTCCACCTGCAACTACTAAGTAGTCAACAGTACCTGCTATATTAGGAGTGAAAGTGCCTGAGTTTAAAAACGTATGTATAGTGTATGTTCCGTCTGTGGTAATAACTCCGCCTACTGCTGATTGACCCTCACTTAGTAAGTTCCATTGAGTGCCATTATATACTTCCAAGGCATTAAGGGTAGTATTAAAACCACGCTGTCCAACCGCAGGACTAGAAGGTCTACCCCCTGTTGTCCATGTAGCTCCGACAATACCTGTTGATCCATCTATTATAACTGTCATCTCATACCCCTTAAAGTATTACCCATCGTGAGCCAGTAGGTATAGTAACTGTAACTCCAGTATTAACTGTTATTGGTCCAACACTAGATGCGTTACTATTAGTAGCCAAAGTATAATCAGCAGCTACTGCATTAATATTAGTAGTAAAACCTTCGTCAGCAGCACTACCTCCTATTGCTCCCCAAGCAGAACCATCATAGCCCTCGAAAGAAGTATCAGTTGTGTTATACCGTAGCATACCTGTAGCTGGTGTAGGCTGTTGAGCCGTAGTCCCAACTGGTAGTTTAATTGCTCCAGTAACTGCTGTACCTACAAAACCACTAGAGGCTATTGAGGTTGCTGCAGCTACTCCTAATATTGGGGTAACTAGAGTAGGGCTTGTCGCAAAGACAGCAATCCCAGAACCAGTTTCATCAGTTAGTGCAGCCTTTAATTGGGCTGAGGAAAATGAGCCTAATATAGTTGCATTACCTGTACTAGTTATATGCCCAGTTAAATTAGCGTTAGTAGTTACTGTAGCTGCATTACCACTTATATTTGTTTGATCGCCTGTGTTAGTACCTGATAGATTATCAACAACAGTAGTGGTTATAGAGCCACCTGTTATACTTACTGCGTTAGAATTCTGAGCAGCCATAGTACCTACTGCTGAGTCTAATACATACTGTGCGTGTGGGTCAGATAAAGCTACATGATCTGCAAAGATCTGAGCAATAGTCTTCAAGGAGGTCTTAATAGCCTTACCACTAGTACCATCAAAGAGTACTATATTAGCATCTACTGCACTGGATGGGCCTACTACATCCCCTAGACCAGACTCTGAACTCCATATAAGACCTAGAGCTTCTGAAGAATCAGCCCTCAAGAACAGTCCATTAGCACCAGCTGGTAAACGTGAAGCTTGCCCTGCTAGTATTCCAGTAGCAACAGCTAAGTCACCCTTCGTTATGAACCAGTCATCTCCACCTAGGACTTTCTGTATTTCTAGGGCTAGTTCTGCTAAGCCCATTCTATCCCCGTTGTATAGTACTACTTCAGGAGAGTCTTTACTACTATTAATTATAGCCATGTTATTGTGCCTTTGCTGAGATACCGTCTTCCATGTCATTTCTCATGGTTAGGTATAGACTAGTTCCTGAAGCTTGGTACCCACTAGCTGCGGTAGTATCTCCTATTGATAGAAAAACTTTAGCTATCGCTAGATCTACTATTGCATAAGGGTACATCGTTAGCATCCAGTGTGTTGGTGAGGCATCTGTTAGTTTAGAAGGGAATACATAGTAACCTATTTCGAATGAAGGTGTCACTTTATCTAGTACCCAGTTTATGTTAGTACCAGCTAGGTAAAAGATGTTCTTTCGTACAACCCCATTGGTTATTATTTTATCAACAGGTAAGTCTTCCAGTAGATCTACAATAGAAGTAGCTCTTATATACTTTAACTTCCTTAAATTAGGAAAGGTAGTCTTACTTATAGTACCTTCGTACAAGGTTGGTTGGGCATTAATATGAGTAGCCTCTACCAAATCCTCAACAAAGTTAGCTCTGTATGTTAACAGGTTTAGAATACTATTTACAGCGTTCTCCGCTGCTACCTGCTTATCAGGTCTGCCTGTTATCTCCAGAATCTCCGATACAGCTTCAGTGAAGTTCATGTGTTTCTCCTAGCAAGTTATCTTATCCCCTCTATATAGGGTTAGTAAGAGAGGATAAGATAGCCCCATCCACTAGAGTCGATATGACAGATAGGGATGGATAGCTAAATGACTATGTAGTTACTATAGCCTACTTAATTCCAGGGACGGAATATTAAACTACTTAGGTTAAGCTCCAGCTGTTAAGCCTTCTATGATACCACAAGCTGCTGGGTTAACTAGTTCTACAGCACACTCAGTAGTAAGTGAACCACCTACTCCATCAGTACCTAGCTCTACCATCTTGCCAGATTCGCCATATTCCTCAGCTTTAGTATCTCTACCTTCCATGTAGGCTAGTTTAAGAGCTGGCATATCCATTACGATAGCTGTGCCAGAAGTACCTAAACCATTCAACAGTGGATGACTTACCAGAGTAATAGTACCTAAGTACATCTGGAACGTGGTGAACTTCATACCAAATACAGTCTGTTCATTGTTCAAGAACACCTGACCTGATAAACGCCCTATTTGGTTAAATACCTTAAGTGCAGTATTATCCATGAACGCAACACGTTGAGTAGGATTACCAATGTCCGTACTATACTGGAACAGAGGAGTCATTGCTGTCTCTAGCTGAGCCATAGTAGTAGTACCGCCTGCTGTGGTAATATTAGATGGGGCATACTGAGCAATAGCATCACGTACACCTTGAGTACTATGTAGTGGCTGTGTGCCAGTAGTATCCATCTTACCCTGTCCCCATATGATAGCAGACTCAACATCCGTACTATGGAACATAGCATTGTCTCTACGGTTCTCAGCAATATTAGAGAAGCCTAGTTCTGAGACAGAAGCTCTAGCAGTATCTGTTAAGCCCCATGCGTTACGGAAGATCTGTGTGAAGGTGCTGATATATACAGTACTCAACCCACGTGCGGTAGGACGTACAGAACCTTCTTCGAAAGCCGTACCTACTTGAACCAATACATCTCCTACTGCTCCGGCTGCTGCTGCTACACGACCAAAAGCTCGGGTCACTGTAATAGTGTTAGTACCGGTATTAATAGCAGTAACGCGTAGGTTCTCACGAGTCCTAAGATTATGCAATACCATGTTAACAGTCATACCTACAACACTAGGTACTACAATAGCTGTAGCTCCTACTAGGTGGGTGGCTGCTAGGGTTTGTTTAACGAAAGCCATTGTTTTGCTGAAATAGCCATGAGTAGACTGTTTAGCCTTACTACGACCACTCTGAGATGAGAGTGCAAACATAGGCGCAGAACCTGATGGGAACAAGCGGAGAATAGATGCTGCAAAGCTCCGCATATTCAGTTCAGGTGGATTATCCGTGGTATTAAAGATACCATTTAATAGTGCCATTGTGATTCCTTATAAAAAGTTTAAGTGGGTACTCTATTTAAGATACGAAGACCAGTCCATTTCTAGTTGCTGTCCTTTTGTATCTTGTCCAGGTTTTGCTACAGCTGGATTAAGAGCAGAAGCTACTTCTCTAATGTAAGCCTGTGCAGCTTCTGCAACTTCTGTGTTAGAGGCTTCAGGATGCTGCGCAGAGTACTCGGTAGCTACTCTATTTAATTCAGCTTTTACTACGGGATGGTTATAGTTTGGCGCTGATGATAGTGCGTTGTCTATGTGCCCTTTATTAACTGCACTCTTAATACGACTTTCATCAAAGGTTGATCGTTGATCTAGATGTACTCCAGTCAACTTAGCTTGGTGTGTTAGTGCGGCTTTGTACCCACTCTTTCCTACGTGATCCATCATGGAGATTAGTGCTTCTGTATCTCCAGCTTTAGCTTTGGTTAGTGTCTCAGGATCTAATCCCGACATAAAGTCCATGCCCCCTGCTACATCATTTAGTATATTAGGGTCAATAGTAAAATCTGGTGCGCCTTCTGATTTGCTCTTACCTGCATTTTCTAACATTTTGCTATATACGTCAAGTGGATTCGGCTGATTTCCTGAAGACCCTGGTATCTTATCTTTATTGTCTATAGCATCTGGAACAGCTGAGATCCCTGTGTCCTCATTAGCTTTAGCATTGGAGTTAGCACTAGCAGTAGCACTAGCATCTCTGGCTGCTATTTCTGCAGCAGGTTTGAAAAAGTCTGAAAATGTATTGCTCATGTTATATTACTCCTGTTTTGTATCATCAATTGATAGTAGGGTATTGAGTACTTCTAATCTACCCTGGGCTTTTAGATGCGACTTTACAATCTCATCATTCGGTACACCTAGCATAGGGAGTGAAGCTATCTCAACAATAGTCTCACTAGCTAGATTCTTTAAGTAACTCTTAGTAACAGCATGACCTATCAATCTGGCTACTTCCAATGTCTCAGCCTCGTTAAAGTCCCTGTAGGTTATGATCTTATCTAACATATCAATCCTTATTGAGTTGGTGGTTGTTCACCTTCTGGAGGGGGTTGCTCTCCTTCTGGTGCTTGCTCCTGAGGTGGAGCTATTGCTGGCTGCGGGGGTAGGTATTGTTCCAACCCTTTAATACCCTGCAGCTGTGCTAGGTGAGCTATCATCTTAGGTACCATCGGCCCGTATAACTGTATAAGAGCATCTGATTGTAGGATGAGTTGCATTAAGGCTGTTATAGCTTCTGTTGATGCTAGCTTACTCTTAGGAGTAAATCCATCAGCTATTCTAAAGGCTAGTACTTTTTCTCTCAACTTAGCTATATCAACTACTCGGACAGACGCATCCCTCTGGGAAACAACTGTAGCATTCTCCCCATGCTGGAATAGGTTATGCTTTAGGATAGCTTTGAAAGGAATGAATACCTGATACTCCAGTATTAGAGCAGGCATACGTAGTATATTTTCTGAATTGCTCTGAGTTGTAACGAACTCTGTTACACTCTTATTACCCTTCTGATGCTGACCTCTATTAGCTGGAGTTAATCCTGCCATATCCTTAGAGAACCCTGCTATTAATAGAGCATCTTGTAAGGTAGATTCAGTACCCCTAGCATCAAATGGTATCTGGTGATAAGCATCTGCTAGTGTTCTAGACCCTAAGGAGTTAACCTTAACTGGGATCTTAGAAGCAGGCACAGGAGCATTAACATCAGCTGAGCTTATAATAGAAGAATCGTATAAAGCACGATCTGATACAGCCCTTCTATGAGAGTTGAACTTAATGTTAATTAGTGTCTTAGCAGCTTCTTGGAAAGGTATAGCACCTTCTGCTACAGACTGTGTTTGGAAACCCATACCATCTTCTAGTGGTTGACCAAAGAGCATAGGGAATACATCAAAGGCTGATATGATTCTACGAGCTTCTACTAGTACATTGTTGACCCTAGTGAACTTCCATATCTGTACTGTGTTAGGCTGAGGAGTAGTCATCACGAAGTCAGAGGGTATTATGCGAGCATATATAGTAACCCATTCATAATTAGCTACACCACTAACAGCCTTCTTAGTAGAACCAGTTTTGTCTGAGAGATAGTCAAACCAATCCATACCATCTAAAGGCTTTCTAGCATTTATATAATCTGATATCTGAGGAGCTGATACAAAGTTATTATATCCTTCTCCTGATACGTTAGAGGGGTTAGAGTCTAGAGCTTCCTTAATGTTAAAGGCTTCGTTATCTAATCCCATTCTAGTTAAGCGTCTCTTTACCTTAGTTCTGGATAAGAGTTCTACATAGCCAGCATAATCTCCTTCTGCTGCCATATCACCTGGGTTTACGTTATGATCCCATATAACATTGTATGGATCAAGACGCTTACACTTAGTATATTTGTTTGCTTTCTTTTCTAGCTTAGGTTTACCAGCTGGGTCTAACACCTCATCTGCTCTGGTATACTGATCTATACTAGTCCAAGGTACTTCAATGCAAGAGAAGTTATACTTAACTCCATCTTTTAAGAATAAGAGTAGCTGTCTTACATAGCCACCTATGTGTGCATGATCATCTAGAATAGACTCTAAATCCTCTGCTTCCTTTATGTTACTAGGATTTGATACTACAGGGAACAAGGGGACACCCGATAGGAACACATCTGCTAGGTAAGCTACCATAGAATCAACTTGAGACACTACAACAGGAGGGGTAGTAGGAGCCATATTAATAGCACCAACAGTAGTAGTAGCTGCATCGACTCCGCCAGCATTTGTCTGTACTACACCATCTATGTCCGTCTTAAGGGTCTGGTATCTAGCATACGCGATATCAATAGCTACCATCTTGTCATGGTAATTGTTAAATTTCTTATGTTCTGTTAGTGCTGCTTCTAACCAGTTCTTTATCCTCTTCTGGGATAGTAAACTAGGTATTAGTACCACGCCTGCTTTGTTTTCATTAGCCATTATGATTCCTATTAAAAGGGTGAATTATTACTTATTACCTTCGCGGTACTATCTATTACCTTAGCTATTCTTTTATTATTAGTTATTAGCCCCCAGTATTCATTACGTACATCTAAGCCATAGGCATCACAATCCATTATATCATCCTTGTTGCCTTTAGGTTTGCCTATCTTATACTTAGTAGCCTGCCATACGAACTCGCTTCTAGCAACTGTTTCCATCTGATAGTAGGTTTCCTTATAAAGCTCTGCTATAAAGAGCCTCATTCTAGATTCCTTACTCCTGCCATGATGAGAGACAGCTACTATTTCTACTCCATCTATGTTCCACTCCTTCATAAAGTGGTTACACCAGAACATAAGAGACTGTTGATACCCTGTATCCTCAATAGCTATTAGGCTAGCACCATGCTCTAGTGCCATCTTAAATGCTTCCTGTACTATCTCAGAAGGGTCAAGTATTCCTCTCTTGCGCCCTGCTATATACCCTTTACCTTCGAATATATAGTGTAAGGATATAACATTATCATCACTATTCTTCCTAAACCCTGCAGGATCTATTGTTAAGAACACTCCATCAGGATCTTCTATAGTCTCATAAGGACACGTTGGAAGAGGGCTTGGGAGTAGGCTAGTAGCCACAGAGTTAGGATCATTCATAACTTCTGCAAACCATACATGAGCTAGTCCCAGTGCCTCATCATGCTCAAAGGATTCCATTAAGTCTTCTATTGAGAATAGGTCAGGCCATAGAGGTCTACTGTCTTCTTTAATAGCACCTGTTATCATACTAAGCCATTGCTTGTTCTTCTTCAACTGGAATAGAACACATTCAGATGAATACATATTACCTAGGTATACTATAAGACGATCCCCCATAGGAGCTATCGCTTTGAATATAGTACCCACTAGAGTCTTTAGTAGCTTGGTTCTATCCGAGACTGACTCATCATTCTCTGCTGTCTGAGCATCATCTAAGAAGATCATATCAGGGCGTTGGTTAGTAATATTAAGACCACGAATACCAGCTGACCAACCTCTAGCTACTAACACTACGCTTCTACCATGAAAAGCACACTTCTTAGTGTCAGCATTATCTATTATAAGTCCGCCTTTCCAGTCCCCATAGACTGCTGTAATATTAGGTGAGGATAGTATATCATCTATATCCGCTAGAATTAACTCTGCCAGCCCTATATTCGCTGCTACTATCAATGGGAAACTAATCCTATCGTATACTATAAGCCACACTATTAGGATCTTAGTGAAGGTAGTTTTAGCATGACCTCGTGGGAGACCTAGAGCTAGTCGTAGTATCTTCCCTATTTGTTCTGGGGTTCTGTCCTTTATTAGATTCCAGATAGCTATGTAGAAATCAGGTAAAGGAGCAGTACACACATCTGGCATACATAAGCCAGCAAAGAAGTTACCATCTACGTATCCTCTTTCATAACTAACAGATGCTGGTATAGATACAGCTTGGCTAGAAGTAGATTCCTTTATCTCTGCCCCTAGGTCTACACTCTCTACTAGATCAGACACTGGTTATTCTACCATCTCAGGTGGCTTTCCTACTTGTATTGTCTTACCTGTTTCAGGGTCTAAGGTCATGTATTCTTCTTTGAACAGTATATTCCTAGGGTTGAATTGGGTTCTATCATATCTATTAAGTAGAGGATCTCCTGCACCATATAGTCCAACGTGTCCTGGCTTGGCTAGTGCTTCCCACATCTTCTGCACATGTCTAGCTTGTATCTCGCCTGCAGTAAAGTGGTACATTAGATTCTCTATAGTTATAGTTCCTTCGTCTAACTGATCTTTGAACGCACCTTGTTCTATATTCCTCTTTACTACTAGCTGTCCTGGAGTTAGTTGCTCGTACTTTATCCTTCTCTTCCACTCTTCTGGACTAGTTCCACCAGGCATACTAAAGTTCTTTTGTACTGCATGTTGTATCTCATGCAGTAATGTACTCTTAGCTTTGATGCGGTTATCACTATCTTCTACTTGATCTGCAAGTCGTAACCTTATATCACCTTTATAGAAACTATCATCAGGGTCGAATACCCTATTGAATACTGTTATTCTATTCTCCTCTGGTGAGAACATACCTCCTACTTTAGAGTCTCCGTATCTAACAGACTGTCTTTCGAATTGTCCTCTATTAACATTCTGGACAACTAGTTCAATCTCTTTTAACTTAGTAGATAACTTAGGGCTGAGTGAGAATAGGTCAGGGTGTATCATGCTATCACCTAAGGAAGATACACTTTTCTTCCCTAATCCTCTATCTACTACATCAGCTGCCTTGCCTTTAAGTGCCATCTTTGTATCAGGAACAAAGAAAGAAGGAGGAGCATTGCCTAACCCAGGTATCATACTAAGGGGTAGTAGAGCCTCATTCTTTGTAGCACCCCTTTCGAGTAGCTCCTTGAACTTAGCTAGTCTAGCAGGCTGTGCTGCATATAATGTGCCCATAGCTAGAGCTCCCTTCTTTACTATACCTCCAGGGAGTAGCATACTTAAAGCAGA